ACAAGTCGGCCTGTCTCGTCGGTTGGCTTGATGAATAGGCGGTTAACGTGGCGTTGAAAATCGGTGGTGTTCATGCTGCCTCTTTCTGTGCTCGTTTAAGTTCCATGTACCGCTGATATGCGGCGCTTTTTGGTTGCTGGAGTCCTAACCCCTTGCACCACCAGTCATTGCGAAGCAAAACCTTAGCCATGCGCCGCCATGATGGTGCCCAATACTTTTTCTCCAACTCACGCGGGGCATAGTCAGGGATTCCTTCACGATAGCCGCGCTTGTGCCAGCCAAGCAACCACTCGCGGAAACGCTTGGTGTAGTGCTCTCGGGTGACTTGAGGCATTGTCGCCAGCAGCAGATTGGTGAAACTACGCCACGTATGCCCAGGCGGAAGCGTTACCTTGTTGTAGCCGGTGACATTTCCGGTTTCCTCAATGTAAAGAGCGCCAGAGTTCGCGCCGTTGACACGCGCTACAACCTTGCCCCATGTCTGCGGCTCAATCAGGTGGTAGAGCCACAGGCCGCGCCGCTGGTCGTCGCCGTAGGGCTGGCAAAGGCGCATCTGGCTCAGTGACACACCGGCAAGCTGCATCCGGTCGTAAACCTCGTTATGAGGCTTCTCAGGGAAAGCGGCGTGATACTTCCAAATGTCGGTAACGTGCCAATCGTAGATCGGATAAACGTTGTAAACCTCGTCAATGACTTTGGTTGTCCAGCGTTTACCGAAGTGGGTTTCCTTGTCCCAAACCGCTATGGTGCGGAAGCGGTTTAGACTTTCGTCAGCTCGGATTCCGATGAATGCGGCAGTGGTTCGGCCCTGTCCGTACCAGACTGCGAACAGTTCGATAAATTCCTCAAACTCCATGCGGGGTTGGAAAAAATCAAAAAACGATGGATCGGAAATGACGCCCAATCCTTTCGGCATGGGACGAACCCAGTCGTCGCGTTTTTCAGGATCCCAGGCACACCAGACAGGCTCATAATTGCTCACTGCGTTTCGTAGTTTGATGGGAAGGCACACCCAGTAAAGCTCGATGTGGTCGGCGTACAGGCGGAACATGTCTTCCGCGTGCTTGATGGTTAGGTGATACTGGGCTTCTAGGTCAATCAGCAGAACGCCTACCTTGCGGCCTCGCTTGATGGCCTCGTCCATGACAAGGTGAAACATCACGCTTGAATCCTTGCCAGCAGAGAACGAGATGTAAACCCGTTCAAAGTGGTCAAAGGTGTATCGGATGCGGTTACGCGCCGCTGTCAGCACATCAATGCCAACTCGTTTCTTGATCGTTGCCATTAGTAAAGCTCCGCCTCTGTGCGGCCACCGGCCTTGTCGTAGTCAACCTCAGCGCGGCCATTGGACACAAGCCACTTGTTGAGGTATTCCAGCGCCAAATCGTCAGCCGCTTTCTTTTGCTCCTCGGTGAGTCGGTGATACCCACCACGACACAGCGAAGGAATGCCCAGCGCGTAGGCCACGGACGCTTGACCCAGCCACGCTATGCGGTTCATGCGGTCGTTCGTCAGATAGTGTTCGCATGAGTATTTCCACTCGCCAACGACATGCTCTAGCGCATCGCGGAACTTGTCAAGGTCGGCCAGAAATTCCCGATACTTTTCCTCGCCTTCCTCTTGCGTCATGCCTTCGCAGCGTTCGGCATAGAAGCCAGCGCGGAAGCACTCCCACTTTTCCCATGTGTGATACACGCGGCCACGGTCGTTCGCCTCAAAGTCGGGGATAACGTCGCTCAGAATTTCGCCGTTGATGGCTTCGCCTCGGTCAACTTCCCATGCTTCGGAGAATGACTGGTCTTTGAATGCTTCGGCCAGTCCGGTAATCTGGCACAGCCTTAGAACCTCATCAGCATCCATGCCCAGGTTTTTTGCGATCTTTTCATCCGTCCAGTTGCGGCGCTTGAGTTCAATCACAATGTCACTCATGGCTTCGACCTTGTGTTTGCCTCGGGCGCGGTTGTGGCGGATGGTAGATGCCATGCGATCGGACTTGTCCGTCTGGCTGGCGCGAATCTGCACCACCGGCAAGTAACCATGCACGCGGGCTTGAATGTCGGCGCATTCTTTACCCACGCGGTGACGGTGAAAACCGTCGATAACCTCATGCTGCCCGTCGTGCAGCATCGTAACGATAGGTTGCGTATAGCCGTCAGCGTCAATTGAGACGCGCAGAAGCTCCATTTCTGGCGGCGCTACGCTGTTGGGGTTGTAATCGTTCGCGTGGACTGCGGGAGATTTCACCCACTTGACGTAATCAACCGGCTCAGTCTTGAACGGGGAAATTTCGTGGATCGCCTCGCGTAGCTCGTTAACCAGTTCGGCCCGAGCATCAATGCCCAATGAGGCTTGATCGCGCAGCCATTCAATAACGGCCTCTTTGCTGATCGTGGTTTCCAGCTCCAATTGCGTTTGCTCCATGTTGCCTCGCGTTTATGCTTGTTTCTTGGCTTCGTGCTTGAGTTCGATAACAAACACACGTTGCCATCCCTCTTTTCGCGCAATCTCCGCGCACACCTCCGCAGCCTCTGGGACTTCGTAGGGCTTGGCGCGCACAGGCTTCGGAGTGAAGTTGTTTGCCCATTGCTCATAGGGTGGCAAATCGGGCCGGACCTCGGAGCCATACGTCCGGTCGAACTGCTGCTGTTTCTGGTTTTCGGCCACGGCCTTTTCATAGGCTCCTGGTGGGATGCCTACGACTTTCCAGCCTCGGTGATAGCTTTCGTCTGGCTTCGGATCGCGCTTACGCTTTGTGGCTGGCGCAAGGTGTACGAGTTGTCCGTGGATGTTAACAAAGTCCATCATTCGCTCCTGCTAAGTTCTCTGAATCTCGCCAGCGCAACCCGAGCCATACCCGGATGCGAGGCCTCTAGTTTCTGGCGCTCTGCTTTCACATACTCAGCCCATCCAGCTTGACGCTCAGGAACGCCATCAGCATATGCCAGTTCGCCCAGCCAGCGTGCGCGGGTTTGTGCTAGGTCGGTGGGCCAGTCGGTCATGCCTCCCACCGCTGGCGCATTTTCACAATCACTTCATCTGGCACGTTATGCACGTTTTGATACTGACCATCTGCAACGATCACGCGAACAGGAACATCAAGGCGCTTCGCCATATCAATGTAAGGGCGCATTTCCCATTGCTGCGTAAAAGTGTTTGACACCACGACGGAGCGTCCAGTCTTCAAATGCATGAAGCATTCGGACTGGCACCACTCATGCGCCCTTTTGATGCCACCATGGTCAAAGCAATATTCGCCATCAACCATGAAGTACATGTCAGCTTCAAGGTGAACGTGATTTTTCATGGCTTTGGCAAGCGTGCTTTTTCCACTGCCGGGAAGTCCGCGAATCAAAACAAGTTCTTGTCTCATGATTAAAACGGAATGTCATCGTCCATGTCGTCAAATCCGCTGCTCTGTGCGGGCGCTTGGCGTGCCGGTGCAGGCGCTGGCCGTGGTGCGCGTGCTGGCGCTGCCTCTTGACGCCCGCCGATCAACTCAATGTCCACGACCTTGGCCGACAGCTTGAATCCTTCGCCGCCGTCCTTTTTTTGGTACGTCTGGATATGCGGGTCAGACAGCAGCGCGGAGATTTGGCTACCTTTCGTCAGGTACTGCGCCAGAGCCTCGGCACGCTTGCCAAACATGGCGGCTTCAATCCACTGGCTAGGACGCTGGCCGTTGTCGCCTTTCTTGCCGTAGTTGTACGCCAAAGCAACGCTAACGACCGGCTCGCTAGAAGCTGTATACCGGAGTTCGGCATCTTTGCCCAGCCTGAAAATACCTGTGATATGTGCCATGTGTGCCTTTCAAGAATTCAGTGCGTTTGTGAGCGCCCGCCGTGCAGCCTTGGCAGCTTTCGACAGACGATGTGCGCGTTTGCGCGTTGCCTCAAGCTCAGACCGTAGCGCATCGGCCTCGGCTGTGCTTCGGACTACGGGCGCGTCTTTGGAGTGCCATGCGTAGACCAGCTTTCTGATCGAAGCGGGTAGAGGATTCTTCCCGTTCTCGTACTGGCTCCCGGCGTTTTGCGTGACACCGAACGATACCCAAAACTCGCGCTGTGTCAGGCCCGCATCCGTTCGCAGCGTGCGACAGATGGGGCCGGTGATTGTGGACTCGGTGAGTTTCATGCGTTTCCTTTCTTCGCCTTGCGTTCAGCGGCGAGGCGTTCTGCTTCCTCAGTCTCGGCAACGTAGGCCCGAGATTCCAGCCATTCCAGCGCCTCAGCATCGCTACGGAAGAACATCTTTGCCGCTACCGGAGCAGCCAGCGTTCCAGCAAGCTGAGTATCAATGTCTTTCAGCGCGGCCTCAGTCGTGCAGACTTGCAGCCAGCCAGCCATGCAATGAGTGGTGCCGCACAGCGTTTCTTCGGCGCAGGTTTTCTCACGCCACGAATCATCACCGTGCCAATGGCCCATGTTGAGCCGGTCGCGGTTGTCAAGAACGATGGCGCGTACTTTGTCCAGATTCTCGATAGCTTGCTCAGACGTAGCGCGTGGCAGTTGCTTACCATCGGCACCGCTCAGGTAGGCACCGCGCAGGTCGGCACCGCTCAGGTAGGCACCGCGCAGGTCGGCACCGCTCAGGTCGGCACCGCTCAGGTAGGCACCGCGCAGGTCGGCACCGCTCAGGTCGGCACCGCTCAGGTCGGCACCGCTCAGGTCGGCACCGCTCAGGTAGGCACCGCGCAGGTCGGCACCGCTCAGGTCGGCACCGCTCAGGTAGGCACCGCGCAGGTCGGCACCGCGCAGGTCGGCACCGCTCAGGTAGGCACCGCTCAGGTCGGCACCGCTTTTCGCGGCTTGTTCCAGCGCATGACGCGTATACAAACCGCTTTCCATGTCCTCGGACACATCGCACTCATAGAGTACGTCATCGGTGTAGCGGTGTTTGATTTGATGTTTCATCATTGCTCCTGTTGGGTTGTTGATGGGCGTATTGTGACACAAAAAATGTTGTGGTGTGAAAATTTTTGTGTGATAATACTCCCATCGGCACAGTGCCGACCACCAGGAGCAATGATGCAAGAGACGATAAACGAACTGGCGACGGTCAGCCAACCATCCGAGGCGCGGTCGATCATCCAGGCGATCACGGTTGCGGCAACAAATCCCGATGTGAACGTGGAGAAGATGGAACGGCTGTGGGCCATGCATGAGCGCATCGCGGCGCGTGATGCTGAACAAGCGTTCAACGTGGCAATGAACAAGGCGCAGTCTGAAATGGGCCGGGTGGCGGCTGATGCGTCCAACACTCAAACCCGCAGCGTGTACGCCACGTATGCCAAGCTAGACAAGGCTTTGCGCCCGATCTATTCGGCCAATGGTTTCTCACTCAGTTTCGACACTGGCGAAGGTGCGCCGGAATCGTTCGTTCGGGTGCTGTGCTACGTGTCCCACGCTGAAGGGCATACCCGCACTTACAGGGCCGACATTCCCGCTGATGGCAAGGGGGCCAAGGGTGGCGATGTGATGACCAAAACCCACGCTACAGGGTCGGCCATGTCTTACGGCATGCGCTACCTGCTCAAGATGATCTTCAACGTGGCAGTTGGCGAAGAGGACGACGACGGAAACGGGGCCGATGGCTCCGCGCCGCCCGAGAATCCCAAACTCCAAGCTGGCCGCGATGCCGCGATGCAGGGCATGGAGGCTCTGACCAAGTGGTGGGGTGGTTTGTCTGCTCGTGATCGTAGCAACCTGAATGCTGATTTTGGGGCGCTCCGCAAGGTGGCACAGATGGCCGATAAGGGGGTTGTCGATGCGTGAGGTACTGTTTCGCTGCTCCAGCCTTGGAAAGATCATGACCGAGCCGAAAAGCAAGTCTGAGGTCTTGTCAGTGGGGGCTAAAACGTACATTCGCTCGCTGGTGGCTCAGGAGATTTTCGGGGTTGACTTTGAAGTCACATCCAAGGAAATGAACAAGGGCATCGAGTGCGAGGGTGACGCCATCCAGCTACTCAACCGGGTGCGCGGCCTTGACCTTGCCAAGAACACCGAGCGCAAGTCAAACGGGTTTGTGACTGGCGAGGCCGATCTATTTGACGCACCGAAGCGCTGTGGGCATGACCTGAAGGTTTCATGGTCAATCGCCACTTTCCCGCTGCTGGCGACGGATGCCGAGGACAAGCTGTACGAATGGCAAATGCGCGGCTATATGTGGCTCTGGGACGCCGACGAATGGGAGGTTAACTACTGCCTTCTGTCCACGCCCGAACACCTGATGCGCTATGAACTGCCTTCGCTGCACTTCGTTGACCACATCCCCGAGCATCTCCGCCTGACCACTTGGACGGTCAAGCGAGACAAGTCCATTGAGGAAACAATGGCCGAGAAAGTGACCCATGCGAGGGCGTATTACGCTCAGGTCATGGAGGAATTTGTATCAACCCACAAGGAGCAAGTATGAAAACAATCAAGAAATTCCAAGCAGATGATGGTACAGAGTTTACAAAGGAGTCAGATTGCATTGCGCATGAGGCTTTGTGTGCTGAAATCGATGAAATCATGCGGAAACTTCCTAACCGCCCTGATGATTCTGGGTGCAAGTTTTCCAATGGTTACGGATTCTTGCAGCATGACCCCAAAACATTCTGGGCTGTTCGTGATGAACTTTTGCGGATTGGTAACCGGTTGATTCCGCATAAATGGTTTGATCAAGCATTGGAAGACCGCACGGCCCATCCGAGTTGGGTTGGAAGGCTGATTGGGGAATCAAGTCGACCGCTTGATCGCGCATGGTCACGCATCATGTGTGTTGATAGTAACTTGCGCGAGTGGGGGCAGCCGTTCTACGCAAACAATCCAGACAAAGTAGAGCTTGAAAATTTCATAGCTCTTAAGCCGGGAAAGAAATCATGAAAACCATCATCACCCTAGAAGTGACCCACACCAAGCCCATTCCCGATCTTGTCGAGAAGATCGAAGGCCGCGCCTACACCTTGGACGGGGTGGAGGATGTGCGCGGTATCCAGCAGCCGGTGAAGTTTGACCCGATACCTGGCGCGGAACATCCGCCGTTGAAACCTGTTTTTGTTTGGCCGTCCGAAGTTTAAGGAGCAACAATGAAATCACCCATCGACCAAATGGCCCATGTCCAGCGCCACCACCGAGAGGTAAGAGCCATGTTCAAAGGCAAGACAACCCAAAAACGCCATGTCCCGCGAGACAGCTACGACGGGCGCGAACTGAAGCCCTTTGAAGGCCGCCCGGGTGCGATGCTGGCATTCTCCCTGCCCAGCCTTCGCGATGGCGTTCTGGTACCGCATACGGGCATCAAGGCGCAGTGCGTGGGCAGGCCGCTGGGCGAGGCTGCAATGCTGCCGCGTGGAGGCAAGGAATGACAGCCACTCAACTCCGAGGCAACTTTCCCGGCCACACTCCGAAGGCTGAGACAGTGAAAAAGCCAGCAAAGAAGAAAGCCGCCCCGGCTTCAACCAACTTCGCCGCAATCAAGCGCACCAGAGCGCCCTACAAGCCCCCGAAGTACACCGGGCCAAGCAAGTGGGCCGACCTGTTTCAAGGTGCCAAGGAAGGCGATTGCTGGGAGATGCAGCCCGAGGACTGCCCCCGCGCTGAGATTGCTTTGCGTAAGTGGCTGGAGAAAAACGAAATCAAGGGCATCATCAGGCGAAATGCCAAATGTGACGACGGAAAGGGCCGGGTATGGCTGCTGAAGGTGCTGAAATGACCGGATACAGCCCCGGCCCGTGGAAACGTGAGAGCCGCTACGTGGTGACAGAAACGGGCTTTCACATCTGCAAGCTGTACGCGGCAGAGAATCGGGAGCAGAATGCTCAGCTTATGGCCGCTGCCCCTGATCTGCTGGAGGTGCTTCTACGGTACGCGATTTGGGCGGCAAAGAACCCCGCGCAGACCGACGAGCTGAAAAGCATTGAAGAACAGATGCAAGCGGCTATTTACAAAGCCATTTTGGTGGCATAATCACATGGTCAAGCGCTCGAACCGCAAGACAGTACAGAGGCCCTTGGTTTCTGTTCCCTCCCTTAAATGGGACGCGGTTCGAGCGCGGGGAGCAGACACCAAGGGTTTTTGCTTTCTACCGTCAGGGCGCGAATTGACACAGCTAACGGGCCTGCATGGGCTGCACCCAAAGAACACCGTATGCCGATTCACCCCGGTTATGCGTCCAGCCTGTCAGCGAGGGACTGGATAAGTCAGGGCTTCCATGGTGAGACAAGAGCCTTGATGAATGAATCGCTGCCTCATGGGTGTGCTGGGTGCTGGATAACAGTGCTGGGCAGGGATGAATACCTCAGCTATTCACCCTTGGGGAACCTATTGGCTGAGGCTGTGAATCAGATGCATAAGCGAGGCTGAAATGATACGGTATGGATTTGTTGACAAGCGCGGGAAGCTAAAAACCCCGCTATTTACGTCTGAAGCAAGGGCAGACAGATACACCTGTCTGGAGCATAGATACGAAGCCTTGAATTGGGCTATTGGGACTTGCTATGAAAAAGAGTACATAAAGGAAATATGGGGATGGGCTGATTTGGATTTGGTGAAATTCAAGGTAACAAGATTAGATAAATCATGACCAAAGACGACATAATCAGGCTGGCCCGCGAGGCTGGGTTCGGAATTGGGTACTCAGAAGCAGCTTTGACACTTTTTGAACGCTTCGCCCAGCTAGTAGCAGAGCAGGAGAAAGAGAGCATTGCGGCATGGGTAGAACCGCAACGGAACGATATTCCGGCTACTGGCGCAGAATTCGCCCGCGCCATCCGAGCAAGAACCACCTAAAATCAAGCGACCGTAGCTCAACTGGACAGAGCCGCTGGATTCTACCCAGCCGGTTGAGGGTTCAAATCCTTCCGGTCGCGCCACCTAAAAGGAACCAGCCATGCCGAGCATGCGGAAAATGCGTATCAGAGCGAGAATCAAGCGCCGCGAACGGTTTTCATGGCGTGCTGGCGTGCATCCTAAGATTCTTGACCGGCTGGTGAAAGAGATTGACCGGTGGATAACGCTTGCCGTCAACAAGGAAGGCCCGCTGTGGGCAAGAATTGAGCGGAGAATCAAACGCACGAAACAGAGGGCTGAATCATGAAAGAACAAAACTACACTCACAAAGGCTGGTTCTTTATGTGCCCTGTGTACCTAAACGCCAATGAAGGCGAAGGAATGGCCGTAGAAGCCCGCCATCCATGGCTAGAGTGGTGGTTCACGGTCAATCAATACCTGCATGGCATGATCTGCGATCTGTGCGACCTGATGGGCATCGAGTATCAGGAAGGATTCCCGTTCAAGATCACGGGCGAACTCAAGCGAGACTAGCATGAGCAAACTAGCCCTATTCATAGCCATCTGGGTAATCGGCATCTTCGCTATCCTGGCCGTCAAGCACTGGCTGGCAGAGCCTGATTTCGACCAGATCATCGAGCAAAACCCAACGGCTGCGGGTGAGCAGAGGCCAAAATACTTCAAGTGATAATTGCCTAGAAAACAGGCATTAGGATACAATAGGTCATCAATCAGCTAACCTGATGGGTGAACTATGTCAAATAAAGTACAGGCCGGAAAAACCGAGAACCTGACCAACCGTGGCCGAGGAAGGCCACCCGGCACGCCTAATAAGGTCACCACGGCCTTTAGAGAGACTGTCCAGGCTCTGCTAGAGGCCAACAGCGCCAACGTGTCTAAGTGGCTTCTGGCCGTTGCTGACGGCGATCCGGACAATGACATAAAGCCCGACCCAGGCAAAGCCCTAGACCTGATGGCAAAGCTGGCAGAGTACGCGGCACCAAAACTGTCGCGGCAAGAGGTTGTTGGGGATGCTGACAGCCCGTTGGCCCATAAGGTGGAGTTCACCATTATTGACGCCAGCAAATGAGCGTCATTCGGGCTGAAGTCCCGCGCAAGCTAAAGCCCCTTCTGTATCCTAAAAGGTACAAAGGACTCTTTGGGGGCAGAGGCGGTTCAAAATCCCACTTCTTCGCCGAGCAGATCATCCTTCGGGCTTTCATGCAGCCGACGCGGATCGTCTGTATCCGCGAGGTGCAGAACTCCATCAAGGACTCTGTAAAGCAGCTTCTCTCAGACAAGATCGCCAAATTCGGCCTAGAGCGGTACTTTGACCAGCTAGAGAGCGAGATTCGCGCCCCTAATGGCTCGATTATCGTTTTCAAGGGCATGCAGTCTTATAACGCCAGCAACATCAAATCCCTAGAAGGCTACGATGTGGCATGGGTTGAGGAAGCCCAAACCCTTAGCCAGCATTCCCTAGACCTGTTGCGCCCTACTCTGCGGAAAGAGGGTAGTGAGCTATGGTTTTCGTGGAACCCCCGCTATAAGACAGACCCGGTGGATATGTTCTTTCGCAAGAACCCGCCGCCCGATGCCATATCGGTCATGGTCAACTGGTACGACAACCCATGGTTTCCCGAAGTGCTCCGCAAGGAAATGGAGCATGACTTTGCCTCAGACGAGGACAAAGCCGAACATATCTGGAACGGGGCGTATGGCGCTTCTCAGGGCGCTATCCTGGCCCGCTACGTTGGCAAGGCAGAGCGAGCGGGGAGAATTCACAATGACGTAGCCTATGACCGTGAGGGCGCACCAATCGAGGTTAGCGCGGATTTGGGCTTTAGGGATACGGCCAGCTTCTGGTATTGGCAGCGCACTCTGGGGGGCTTTAGGCTGCTAGCTTATGACGGCGATACCGGACTAGACGCATCGGAGTGGATTCCACGCATTCGGGACAAGATCATCGAAATCACGGGCGGGGGAAAGCTGGGCAAGATATGGCTCCCCCATGATGCCCGCGCCAAGACCTTTCAAAGCAAGTACACCACAATCGAACAGTTCGCCCAATCCTTCGGGGCTGACAAGGTGGCAATCGTCGCCCAATCCAAGAAGCAAGACCAAATCAACGCGGCCCGCACGATCATTCAGAAGTGCGAATTTCACCGAGATAACTGCGAGGCTGGGATTGATGGGTTGTTGGCATGGGAATACGCCTACAACGAGGAAAACGGCGTGTTTTCCCGTGAGCCGCTGCACAATTGGGCGTCACATCCGTCTGATGCATTTGCATATGGGTGCCAAGTTATGCAAGAATCCGCCCCGAAAGAGCCAGAAAAGCCTACAATCTTCCCTGTAAAGGCCCAAAATGGCCGGATAGTGACCGCGACCCTCGATGAATTGTGGTCTGAAACGCCAAAACGTGTAGAGAGGTTCTAATGCTTTTCCCGATTGCCAACGATGCGATACAACTGACAAGCGCAGCTCCAGTTTCTGCCGATCAGTTCTCCAATGGCATCAGACTAAAGGCAGATGCTAGCGCGGCATATGGCGCGACTTCTGGCGGCACGCAAGTGCAAAACGGACTTTTGTTAGACGCCAATGGCGCGGTTATCTACGTTGACGCGACGGCTGGGCTTCCGGCAAACACACAGTACGTGAACGGTCTTCCGATTAGTTCTGCTGGGGCTTTGTGTGTTTCTACCGGACCGGTTGATGAATGGCAAAACGGCATGCCGTTGGCCGCAAATGGAGCCATTTCTGCAAACACATCAGGAGGAGCAATTACATCATCTCTAGCTTTTGATCCATCTTCTGGCGGCGCTGCAAATTGGACGTTAACGGACTCAAATAAAACGGCGGCTATTGCATCTGCGCAAAATGCATATGTTTTTACCCCAATATTTAAGTCTACTGGCAAGTGGTTTACCGTAATTAGAATTGTTGATTTTGCATCTCCTACGGATAGCAAAGGATATGCAATATGTTCAAACGTAGGTGCGCCACCATCGGCTTATGCAATTGGCGGAAGTGGTGGCGCTTTGTTTCTAGGTGGAATTTCAGGAACAATGCCAACATTTAGTGCGGGGCTTGGGATTGATGTTGATATTTATATAGCGTTTGATGTTGATGCAAAAAAGGCATGGATTGGCGCTGGGTCATTGCCCGGCGACCCCGCGGCTGGAACTGGAAATAATCTTAGTTGGGCAGGAGTTATAAATATAGGTATTGCTGGGTATAGCAATAACAACGGTTCTGTAGCAGTTAAATTTAATTTGCCTTCGATTCTTCCATCTGCCCCGCCAATCGGTTTTACGGTGCTTGAATAATGGAAAAACAATCCTCTGACCAATGCCGCCGCTGGATAGCGGAGCTTCAGCTTGCCAAACGCGAGGATGAGAAATGGGTGAAGCGCGGGAAAAAGATCGTTCGCCGCTACCGTGACGAGCGGCAGGGATGGAGCGATGCAACCAAGAAATACAACATCCTCTGGTCGAACATCCAGACGATGCTGCCTGCGCTGTATGGCAAGACGCCTCGGGCAGACGTTCAGCGCCGGTTCAAAGATCAAGACCCTGTTGGCCGGGTGGCTGCGACCATCCTAGAGCGTGCGCTTCAGTACGAGATTGACCATTACGGCGACTTTGACGCATCGATCAAGTCTGCGGTGCTTGACCGTCTGTTGCCAGGTCGTGGCACTGCCTGGGTGCGGTTTGAAACGAAAGAGACTGAGGGCGTAGAGGCTGAGAGCCTTGAGCCTTCCGAGACTGATAACCCCGTACCTGAAGCGCCTGAATACGAGTACGAATGCACCCCAGTGGATTACGTTTACTGGGAGGATTTCCGATGCTCTCCGGCCCGGTGCTGGGACGAGGTTACATGGGTGGCCCGCCGCATCTACATGAGCCGCAAAGAAGGCGTAGAGCGGTTTGGAGAGGAATTTGAAACCGTCCCCCTCACCAATGAGCCAATTGGCCTTGATGAACTGAAAAAGCAGGGTATCGAGACGATGGACACTGACGGCATGAAAAAAGCCGTGGTGTGGGAGATTTGGTGCAAGCCTGAGGAAAAGGTGTATTGGGTTGCAGAGGGCCACGACAAGACGCTGGACGAGAAAGAGAATCCATATGGGTTGGATGGCTTCTGGCCCTGCCCGCGCCCGCTGTTTGCCACCCAGACCACAGACACGCTGGTTCCAGTCCCTGATTACTCGCTGTACCAAGACCAAGCCGAGGAGTTGGACAAGCTGACCCAGCGAATCGCCATGCTGACCGAAGCGGTCAAGGTGGTGGGCGTTTACGATTCGTCGCAGACCGGCATTCAGCGGATGTTGTCTGAAGGCGTCAACAACACCATGATTCCGGTGGACAACTGGGCTGCATTCGGTGAAAAGGGTGGCGTCAAGGGCGCGGTGGATTGGCTTCCGCTTGAAATGGTGCTGACCGCCTTGAATCAGTGCTACCAGTCGCGGGAACAAGCTAAACAAGTCATTTACGAAGTCACCGGCCTATCGGACATCATCCGTGGCGCTTCGGTTGCTTCTGAAACGGCTACAGCCCAGCAGATCAAAAGCCAATACGCATCTTTGCGCCTTCGCCGGATGCAGACGGATGTGGCGCAATTCGCCTCCGAGGTGCTGCGCATCAAGGCTCAGTTGATGTGCGATCTTTACCGGCCTGAAACGCTGGTGGAAATGTCGGGCATTCTCGGGACTCAGGACGGCAAAGACCCGCAAAAGGTCATGGCTGCTATCCAGCTTCTGAAGACTGAGCCGTCCAGGGGATTCCGAATCGAGGTTGCGTCCGATTCTCTGGTGGAAATGGACGAGGCTACCGAAAAACAATCCCGTATGGAGTTTCTGACCGCTGCGGGGCAGTTCTTGGAGCGTGCGCTACCGGTTGCCCAGCAGGTGCCCGAAATGGCTCCCCTTATGGGCGAGATGCTGCTTTATGGTGTCCGGGCCTTTAAAGGTGGCCGACCGATGGAAGCGGCTTTTGATGATGCCATTGCCAAGCTGACAGCACCAAAACCGCCCGCACCGCCGCAGCCTAGCCCCGAAGAAATCAAGGTTCAGGGCCAGATGCAGATTGAACAGATGCGGCTTCAGGCCAAGCAGCAATCTGACGCCCAGACAGCGCAGATGCAATTGGCCGTGGAGCAGATGCGGCTGCAAATGGAAGATCAGGCCGAACAACGCAGGCAAGAGCGCGAAATGCTGGTTGAGCAGATGCGCATCCAGCAAGAGGCCATGCTGACCCGATTCACGGAAATGCTACGCGCCGAAACTGAGCTGAACAAAGCCCAGATCAGCGCAAATGCCACGATCACAGCGCAGCAGGACGCAGCCGCAGAGGGCGCGGTAATGTAAATGGCCTACTCGCAACTCATAAACGTAACCTCAGACCTCGGTAGCGGATTTGATCGGGTGCGCGTTGACCCCGGGCAAACGGGGTTTTTTGAGGGGCGAGAATTCCGTAGTTACTTTGAGTTTTCTACCGAGGCCGGAACAGCGTTGGCAGTGGGCGCTACGCGAGACTTCAAATTTATCTCCCCCGTAGATTTCATATTGCAAAGCCAAGTCATTGAGTTGGATGCTGGCGGCGTCAGAATTCAAGCATTTATCAATGCTACAGATGGCGGTGGATGGTCAACAGTTCAGATTGTTGCAAAAAACAGATCGCCAACTAGGCGGGTATTCCCAAGTGGCTATTACGTTGGGCAAGCTACGTTTTTACTGGCGGCACATTTTCCGGAGGTACGCAAGTGGATGTGCTGAGAGCCAGGACGGCATCACAGACCGTTTCTGCGGTTAATGTGGATGCATCCCAAGATGCAACTCGGTATTTGCCCGCTGGAACGTATTTCCTTAGAATGCAGCCACTTACCGGTGTGAATGACAATTCGCAAGGCATCTATTCAATTTCGTGGGAAGAGCGACCATAATGCCGCGCCAAAGATTTATTCAAGACCCAAAAACCCACAAACTCATTCCAATTGAGGAGTGGATTGAAAATCAGCATGAGGCCGATGCGCCTTATGTAATGCCGGATATTCAGCCGTATAAATCCATGCAGACGGGCGAAATGATTACTTCCCGCTCGCACCATAAGGCCCATTTGAAACAACATGGGCTGGTGGAAATTGGCAATGAAGTCAAAGCCGCTATGACGCAACACCGGCCCAAAGACGACCGAGAAGGCCGACGCCGTGCCATTGCTGAGGTGCTGAATGCCCGTGGCTACTGATTACCAACAACGTAGGAAATCCCTATGAGTGACCTTCGCAGCGCCCTTGAATCCGCATTTGCCGACCCTCAGCCCGAACAAGAGGCCGCGCCTATTGAGCAAGCCCCTGAACCGGCTGTAAGCGAGCCTGAAGTAAAGGCCGACCGCGCTCGGGATGATGCTGGCCGCTTCGCCAAGAAAGAAGAAGCGCCAGAAGTTTCACCTGAAATCACGCCTGAGCCGCCGCCCGCTCCGGTTCGCAAAGCCCCGTCAAGCTGGAAACCTGCCGCTCAAGAGGCATTCTTGAAGGCCGACCGAGGCGAAGCACTGACGCCCGAGGAAATTCGGCTGCTGACCCAAGAGGCCGAGCGTCGGGAAAACGACTTCCACAAGGGTGTGAGCGAGTTCAAGACCCATTCAGAGCGGGCCAAGGCTTACGATCAGGTCATTGCGCCCTATCAAGCCCATTTGCAGAAACTCGGGGTTGATGCGCCTACGGCCATTAGCGCATTGATGCGGGCAGACTACACGCTGCGCAATGGCGACCCGGCTACCAAGGCGCAATACTTCCAGCAATTGGCGCGGGAGTACGGAATTGACCTGAATCAGCCGGTTCCTCAGGTTGACCCAAACACGCAATATCTGATGCAGCAACTAAATGAGTTGCAATATCAGCAGCAGGTGTGGCAAAATCAGATTCAGCAGCAGGAACAAGCCAAGGCAATGGAATTAATCCAGAGCATGGCGAGCGACACTGCTAATTACCCGCACTTTGAGGCCGTGCGGCCTGACATGGCAGACTTGCTGGAATCCGGCAAAGCCAAGTCAGAAAAGGAGGCTTACGATATGGCTGTCTGGATGCGTCCGGATATCAGGCAATCCCTGATTGACCAGCAACGCGCCGAAGCCCAGAGGAAGGCGATTGAAACCGCACAAGCACAGAAGGCAAAAGCTGCCGCTGTCAGTGTCAAAGGTTCCAGTCCGTCAGCCGTTGGGGTTCAGCCGGTAAAGGGTTCGTTGCGAGATATGCTCGCAGCGCAATTTGATGCTAGTTAACGAAAGGAATTGCCAAAATGGCTACTTTTGCGAATCTTTCCGATATCGTCACCACGACGATTCAAAACCGAAGCGGCGTCCTTGCTGACAACGTGACCAATAACAATGCTCTGCTCATGAAACTTCGTGAGCGTGGCAACGTTAAGCCCTTCTCGGGCGGTAACGTCATCATGCAAGAGCTGATGTACAACGACACGACCACGGAAAACGCCGGTTCGTATTCGGGTTACGATATCATCGATATCACCCCGAACAGCCCCATTTCTGCGGCTCAATTCGATATCAAGCAGTATGCTGCTGCCGTGTCGATTTCGGGTCTGGAAATGCTGCAAAACGCTGGCAAAGAACAGATTATCGACCTGCTGGAAGGCCGGATTCAGGTGGCTGAAGCCCAACTGATGAACGACATTTCCGCTGGTCTGTACTCTGACGGCACCGGCAACGGCGGCAAAGACATTACCGGCCTTGCGCTGGCTGTCGCTGCCTCGCCGGGTTCTGGTACCTACGGCGGCATCAACCGTCTGACTTGGAGCTTCTGGCGCAACATTGCGTTTGACGCTACCACGGATGGCGGCGCGGCTGCTTCTGCTGCCAACATCCAGAGCTACATGAACCGTGTGGCAGTGCAACTGGTGCGTGGTTCTGACCGCCCAGACATGATCGTGGCCGGTAACAACTACTATCGCTTCTATCTGGAATCGCTGCAAGCCATCCAGCGCGTGACTTCCGAGTCGGCTGCTGGCGCTGGTTTTACCTCGCTGAAGTATTTTGGCGCTGGCTTCAACTGCGATGTGTTCCTCGATGGTGGTATCGGTGGTCAACTGAACACTAACCGCATGTACTTCCTGAACACCAAGTACATCTTCTTCCGCCCGCACCGTGACCGCAACTTTGTGCCGATTGGTGGCGACCGCATGTCGGTCAACCAAGATGCCATGGTTCGCCTGATCGGGTGGGCTGGCAACCTGACTAGCTCGGGCGCTCGGTATCAAGGTGTGCTGACTGACTGATGATGGGGCTTCGGCCCTATCTTTCACGAACCAAATCTGAAAGGAAATCAAAATGGCTGCTCCGTTTTCCGTCACCCCTAGCCTGGGCGTTGACCTCAACAGCAAAACTCTGGCCGCTGACGTTGGCCCTTCGTCTGGTGCTGAAGATGCTCCTCAGCTTGGCACTCAAGTGTTTGCCTCTGATGGCAAGCGTTATGTGTACGCTCAAGCCAACGCTGTCATCTCGGCATCTACCGCAGTATGCGATATCAACACGACCACTTTCCTTGTGGCCGCGTCTGGCGGAACGTACCTGTCTCCCGCCGTCGCTTTGGCGTCTGGTGACCGCGCTTGGTTCTCCAAGGCCAGCGTCTAAGGTCTAGCCATGGCACTGCTGCAAGAGCTGATCGGCGCAGGTACGCCGCCTCTGCAAACGCAGGGCATCATGGGTTCTGTTGCTAACGGCCTCACGGCCACCGGCACCACGAACGCGGATGCTCTGCAATTGGGTAACGCCATCAATCGCGTTACCACGACCGCCATTGGCACGGGCGTGAAACTGCCGATTCCCAATCCCGGAGAATCGGTGCTGGTAGTCAATAGCGGGGCTAACGCTCTGCTGGTATATCCAGGGACTGGCGTGCAGATCAACGCCTTGACCGCAACGACTGGCGGCTTTTCCGTCGCCGCTGGAGGTCGGGCGCTGTTTGTAGGCGTCACAAACGCTTTCTGGTTCGCTGTTCTGTCGGCATAATGGTAGGGGCTTCGGCCCCTATCTTTCTTCAACTTATGGAAACCAAAATGAGCAATCCTCAAAACGGTACTTTTGTCGAGTTCTACATGGAAGCGGTCGAGTTCAAGGCCGAATCTGAAAAGGAAGGCCGCCCGGTCTTTCGTGAAATCCCATTTGTCCGTCTGATAAATGCAGGCGACCGGAACAACATTCTGGAAACCAAGGCGACCGATCATTACCGCGCCAAATACGCACGGGAATGGAAGGCTTTTGAAGCCAATCAGCAGGGCGCAATGGTGGGAACCCCGCTGGCGCAATGGCCGCAGATCACCAAGTCTCAAGTCAAAGAGGCCGAGTTCTTCAACATCAAGACCGTTGAGCAACTGGCCGAAGTGCCCGATTCCTCGCTTCAGCGCATTGGCATGGGGTGGATGGAGCTTCGCCTAAAGGCGCGTAACTATCTGGACGCTGCAAAAGGCATGGCTGCGCAATCTGCCCAAGCCGCAGAAAATGATCGACTCCGAGGCGAGATTGAAGCCCTGAAAGCCAGTTTCGCAGCCCTGCAAGAGGACAAGCCCCAGCGTGGCCGTCCAAAGAAAGAGCCTGAACCCGCATGAACGTACTTCAACTGATTCAGCAGACCACGGCTGAACTAGGGCTTAACAGCCCTTCGCTTGTCATTGGTTCACAAGACCCGCAAATTAAGCAGTTTCTGGCTTTGCTGAATCGGTTGGGGACGGACATTTGCCGCCAGTTTGAATGGCAACGGCTGGATAAAGAGCACATTCTTACGACTGTATCTTATGACTATTCGGCCACCTTTGTTCAAGGCTCTACGACTGTAACTGTCGCTGATACGTCGCAGCTAACCACACAATTTGGGCTTTACGGGAATTCCGTTGTTCCGTTTGCCAACATTGTGAGCGTTGATTCCCCGACTCAAATCACAATGAACATGCCTGCCTTGTCGTCGGGCACGGTGGATACCCAGTTTGCACAGTATCTCTACAACCTCCCGTCTGATTGGCTGAAGCAGATTCCCCAGACTGAATGGGATCGCACCAATCGCTGGCCGCTGACGGGGCCGCAGTCTGCTCAAGATTGGCAGAGCTTCAAGTCGGGCATTGTGTACGCTGGCCCTCGGGAGCGGTTCCGCATTCTTGAGAATCAGATCGCGGTCAACCCTCTGCCGCCCAATGGCCTGACGTTTGCGTTTGAGTACATTTCCAACGCTTGGGTTCGCAGTTCTACGGGCACGCCTCAAACCTCGTTCACGGCAGATACCGATACGTGCATCTTCTCCGATAGCCTTATGGTGACGGGGCTAAAGGCGCAATGGAAAGCCGCTAAGGGCCTGGACGGCACGTTTGACCTCGGGGAATTCCGGCTTCTGTTGGAGCAGAACAAAGCCCAAGACAAGAGCGCCCCCCGACTTTCACTGTCTCCGTTCCCGACAGATGTTCTATTGACCGAATGGAATTTGCCAGACGGCAATTACCCTAGCAGCTAAATGGACAAGAAAGCCATCATCAAAGCCTTGCGCGACACGGCGCAAAGTGCAAGCAATACGGCGGCTGAAGCTGTATCTGGGCCGGTTGACCTGATCGCGGCTGGACTCCGGAAAGCTGGCGTCAAGGTGCCAGAAAATGCCGTTGGCAGTTCTGTATGGATGGAAGAAAACGGGGTGACAAAGCCCGTTGAAAAGAACGGTTATGAAGCTGCTGGCCGTGCAATAGGCATGATTGCGCCGATCATGGCAGGCGGCAAAGCTGCGAAATTGGCTAAATAATGGTCGCTCCCAAGTTTTCCGCCACCTCCATCCCGGCTCCAGTCGGCGGCCTTAATGATCGCGACTCGATTGCCGACATGCCGCCATCTGACGCGGTGGTCATGGAAAACTGGTTCCCATATCCTTCGTATGTTGGCATTCGCAAGGGTGCGATCGAGCATGTGACGGGGTTTCTAAGCCCGGTGGAGACGCTGGCCGAGTATCTCCCGCCTTCTGGTGCATCAACCCTGTTTGCAGCGGCTGGAACAGCTATCTACAACGTCACAACGGCTGGCCCAGTAGGTGCGGCGGTGCAATCTGGCCTGACTAATGCGAGATTCCAGACCGTACAGATTACAACGCCTGGCGGCTCGTTCATCTACTTTTTCAACGGGGCAGACAAGCCGCGTCTGTGGAATGGCACGACTTGGGTGTCGGTTGATGGCGTATCAACACCTGCAATCACGGGGGTAACGACAACTGACATTGTTCACGGGTGCGTGTTCAAGAACCGTATTTTCTTGGTGCTGAACAACTCCATGAATCTGTATTACCTGCCGGTTTTGTCAATCGGAGGCGCGGCAACGGCTCTTGACCTTGGCTCGGTGTTCCGCAATGGTGGCTACATCATGGCCGCTTACCCTTGGACGATTGACGCGGGAAACGGCGCTGATGACCACTTGGTTGTCATTTCGTCCAATGGTGAAGTCGCTGTGTATCGCGGCACTGACCCTAGCGACCCTAACGCATGGTCGCTTATCGGCGTGTTCAATCTGGGCAAGCCTTTGGGCCGTCGATGCGCTGAGAAGTTGGGCGGAGACTTGGCGGTCAATACTACGGAAGGCGTGTACCCGCTGGGTCGTGGCCTACTGTCTGCTTCAGTTGATCGCCGCGTTGCTTTGACTGACAAGATTCAAAACTCAGTTTCTCAAGACGCTGACTCATTCTTTGGCAATTTCGGATGGCAATTGTGCCTATATCCTGACGCCAACATGATGATATTGAACGTTCCTGATGGGGCAAACCAATATCAGTATGTCCAAAACACAATTACCGGCGCATGGTGCAAGTTCACCAATTGGAATGCTAATACGTTTCTTTCTGCCTCAAGTGGTCTTTACTACGGCGATTCCACGACTGTCTATAAAGCATGGACGGGAGATGTTGACGTAACCGACCCGATTCAAGCCGACATATTGCCCGCGTTTAACTACTTTGGTGCCAAAGCATTCAATAAGTATTTCACGATGGTTCGCCCATATATTTTGACCAGCGGGAATCCGTCGATTCTTTACAGTCTGAACGTGGACTATCTTGAAACCCCGCCAACCGGCAATCTTTCATTTGTCGCCCCAACGGGAATGGTCTGGGGATCGATGGTTTGGGGGTCAATGGTTTGGGGCGGCGGGCTGTCAAACGTGACTAGCTGGAATACCGTGGGGGCTGTGGCTAACGCAGCGGCTATCCGGATCAAGGTGCAAAACAACGGTTCCGAAGTGCGATTTACTAACACGGACTACGTATTCCAACGTGCCCGCTCGGTTCTCTGATCTGTGTTTGGATGCCTCAATTGTGGGGCCGTGGGTATGCGCTGAGGCTGGGGGCACTTGGACTCCGGGGCGAGGAACCGCAATCGGTCGCATGAAAGACGGTAAATTGGTGGCTGGTGTGTTGTACGAGGATTTCAACGGGGCCAATGTCATTTGCCACATCCGAGGCGAACCGGACTGGGCAACCAGGGAATACTTGGGGGTGATATACGATTACCCATTCAACCAGATTGGAGTTCGGAGAATCACAGTTCCAGTGTGTAGCACAAACAAGAAATGCATAACGCTTGTAACTCACATGGGCTTTACGTTAGAATCGGAATTAGTAGGCGCTACCCGTCTAGGCAACATGCTTCTATTCCGAATGTTCAAGGAAGAATGCAAGTATCTCAAGGGTAAATATGCGCTACATCGATCATCCTGACCAAGACCTGAACACTCGGGCCTTCCAGAAAGAAAGCGGAAGACTCAAGCGCGTTTTTGGCAAGTCCGACCCTCCGCCCGCTCCAGACTACACCGCAGCAGCAAACGCGACAGCGGCTGGCAATCTTGAGGCCGCTCGCTATGCGACTGAAGCCAATCGAATCAATCAGTACACCCCTTATGGGTCGCTGGAATATACGCGCACGCCCACGGGGAGCATTGATTACAACGCCTACAACCGGGCGATGGATGATTACAACCGATCTTTGGCATCGTACAACGCTGGCAGCGCTCAATCCCAAACGCAAACCCCTCTTAATGAGTTCATCAACACATTTGGATACGGGAATGAGCCTTACCCATCCTCTGGAGGCGCCGTAAGCGGTACCCAGAATCGAACCGCCCCTATTCGTCCTGAATTGGAAAGCTTCAGGACTTCGGGTGAAAAATGGTCCCAGACCATGCGGCTTACCCCTGAGGCTCAGTCTGCTCTAGATCAGCAGTTGGCCCTAAATCGCAAATATGGTGAAGTCGCCAATTTGGGCTTTGATCGTGCGCGGACAATTTTTGAAAACCCTGAGTTGGATACCTCACTTTTGCCTGAGCGTGCGATTAACGTGGGGCAGACAGCGCAACAGGCATTGATGGCGCGGCTTCAGCCTCAATTGATGCAGCAAGAGGAATCGATGCGCGCTCGATTGGCAAACCAAGGCATCGGGCTTGGTTCTGAGGCTTACGGGCGTGAACAAGCCCTAGCTGGACAACGTAGGAATGATCTTGAACTGCAAGCCGCATTGCAGGGCATCAACCTCGACCAAGCGAACCGTTCGGCTGCGCTCCAAGAACAAGCGTACCTGCAAGACCGGCCATTGAACCTTATCAACGCGCTTCGGACAGGCAATCAGGTTCAGGCACCACAGTTCCAACAGTTTGCCCAGCAAGCCACTACAGCAGGCCCGGACATTCTTGGCGCGACAAACGCTCAGTATCAAGCCGCTGTTGATGCCACGAATGCACAAAATGCGGCGTTTGGCAACACGTTGGGCGGGTTGTTCTCACTTGGCGGAACTATTCTAGGCGCTCCGACCGGCTCTATTGCTGGCGGTCTTTTTGGACTGAGGTAAGCCCCCATGGCCTACGAACTTGAGCAGCAGCAACTGGCCGACCGGCTGCGCCGTGCGCAGATGTTGCAACAAACGCAGATGCCATCTGGTCAGATGGTTGGGCGGCACTATGTGGCCCCGTCTGTCACGCAATACCTCGCGTCTGGCCTGCGTCAGTATCTTGGAGGCCAAGAGGAACGCGCAGCACAGCAGGAAATGAAAGCCCTTGCTGAGGGCCGTCAGAAAGCCACGGCTGAGGCGTTGCGTCAGTTCGGCACGATGGCACAAGGCACGCCAGAGCAGCGCAGCGAATTCGTAGCCCCTTCGTTCGATGAGGCCGACGCGCAGATGTTGAAGGGTCAAGGGCTGCAAACGGTAACGCCAGCGCAAGCACCTAATCTTCGTGGGGCATACGCAGCATTGCTTAACGCGCCTGACCCGCAGTTGCGACAAGCCGCCATGCAAGGCATGTTGCAAATACCGCAAATGGAAGCGCAAGCCGCAGAGCGCACAGAAAATCGTACATTCCGACGCGAAGAACGCGAGGCCGCAGCGGCTGCACGTGCATCAGAGATGCAACAACAGCATGAGTTGCGCTTGCAGATGCTACGCGAGCAAAATGCTAGCCGAGAACAAATGGCAGCGGAAAATCGTGCGCATCAAGAAAACATGGCGCGTTTGGCGGCATCGCTTCGCGCTCCGGCTCAAATGCCGCAAGCGCAAGTAATCCAAACTGAAACAGGGCCGATGATTCTTCAGCCTGGAAGCAATCAGGCTGTTCCGGTGGTTGGGCCTGGCGGCGCTCAAGTTCGCCCTGCTGCTACGGCAAGTGGTGCGGCAAAACCGCTTACTGAATCGCAAGCCAAGGGCGCTTTGTATCTTGGTCAAATGCGTTCGGCAACGTCTGAACTTGATAAGCTCCCAGCCGCCAGCCCTGTGGCTACTGCGGCGGCAGGGAATACGTGGACGAATTGGGCAACTCCTGCCAATGCTCAAAAGGTTGGCCAGTTGCAAAACCAATGGGCAGAAGCATATCTTCGGGCGAAGACAGGGGCTGCTGCAACGCAAGGCGAAGTTGATCTTAACCGCCGAACCTTTTTCCCGGTGGTCGGTGATTCGACAGCGGTCATCAAGCAAAAAGCTGAAATGCGGAAACAAGCAGAACGAGACATGGAGCCTACTGCTGGCCCTGCCGCTGCAACCGCTGGAGGTGTTGCAAGTCCTGCGCAGTCTCGCCCGCGTATTCGCTTTGACGCTCAAGGGAACGTAATTCCATGATTGAAGCTGAACTGCCAGACGGTACAGTTTTGGAGTTCCCCGAAGGGACTTCGACCGATGTAATCCAGCGCGTTGTTAAACAACGACTTGGCAGTGCTACGCCTCAACCTGCGCCAAAAGAGCCATCTTTCGGTCAGCAAGTGCAACAACAACTTGCCAACCTTGGGGGTGGCATGGTGCGTGGCGCCGGGTCCATTGGCGCAACTCTGCTGGCTCCGGTTGACGCTGCTGCCCGTGCAATGGGCATTCAAAACAGCATCATTGGCCGCAATGATCGACGCGAGGCAATGACAGGCGCTTTGCAACAGATGGGCGCTGATCCTAATTCTCTGGCATTTCAGGCCGGAAAGATCGGTTCTGAAGTCGCTGGGACTGCTGGAGTCGGCGGGGCGATGGCGAAAGGTGCCCAGGCGCTTGGAGCTGCCCCTAGTATCGTGCAGGCTCTCCGCTCTGGCGGCATGGCTGGCGGAACCTTGGGGCAACGTGTAGGCGCTGGCGCTTTGACCGGCATGGCTGCTGGCGGGGCTGTAAATCCTGATGAAGCAATGACTGGCGCACTAGCTGGGGGCGCTGTTCCGATGGTCGGGCCTGCTTTGCGCGGCGCTGGCAATCTGGCGCGTCAAGTGATAGGCGGAACTACTGGCGTAGGCGATGAAGCATTGCGGCAAGCGTTTGTTGCTGGCCGTCAAGGTGGTCAAGCCTCACAGTCGTTCGCCCAGAACATGCGCGGCACGGCTCCGATGGATGATGTACTGACTGCCGCAAAACAAAATCTGCAAGCGATGGGGCAGCAACGTCAACAAGCCTACCGAGAAGGCATGGCAAACGTCAAAGCCGACAAGTCGGTTCTGTCCTTTGACGGCGTGGACGATGCCATTTCAAAAGCTCGCAACATGGCGACTTTTAAAGGACAGGCCAAGAACGTTCAGGCGGCTGAAGCCGTGCAACGTGTATCCGATGAAATCGCCCAATGGAAGGCACTTGACCCTGCTGAATTCCATACCCCTGAAGGATTGGACGCGCTAAAGCAGCGCATCGGCGGCATCATGGAGTCAATCCCGTTTGAGCAGAAAACGGCGCGTACTGCGGTTGGCGGCATCTATGATTCCATCAAGTCTGAAGTGTCTAAGCAAGCGCCTGAATATTCCAAGGTCATGCGGGATTACTCAGAAGCGACCGACTTGATCCGAGAGATTGAAAAATCTCTGTCTCTTGGTCAAAAGGCATCCGCTGATACTGCCATGCGCAAACTTCAAAGCCTGATGCGCAACAACGTCAATACCTCGTATGGGTTCCGTGACGAACTGGCACAGCAGATGCAGCAAGCTGGCGGTCAAAACATCATGCCAGCTTTGGCAGGACAAGCCCTGTCTGATGTGATGCCGCGTGGACTTCAGCGTGCAGGCGCTGCAACAGGTGGTGCTGGTCTTGCAGTTATGGGGAATGTGCCCGCTGCTGCCGCCCTTGGCGCTGTGTCGTCTCCCAGACTGATGGGTGAAACGTTTTACGGTGCTGGCCGTGCGGCCAACTTGGCCGACCAAATGGTTAGCCCGGCGCTAGTCGAAATGCTGCGCCGGGGTGCGGGTGCGGCAGCGCCAGTTATCGCGGCTCAGTGAAGGCCGTGACTAGCATGTACACGAAATACACAAAAACGATGGCTTGTAAAATGGTCATGAATGCACTGTAAAGGAAAACACAATGGCGCGCAACGGCACCGGCACCTACGTACTCCCAGTCAATAGCTGGAATCCGGCGACGAACGGCAACTCCGCTACGGCTGCGGATTGGCAGTCTTTGATTGATGATGTTGAGTCGGCGCTGACTCGGTCTGTCTCTGCCGATGGTCAGACGCCTATTACTGGCAATCTGAACATGAACGGCAATAAGCTAACGGGGCTTGGCGCTGGAACTGCAACAGGCGATTCCTTGCGGTTCCAACAGTTGTTTAGCCAAGGGGTAGAAGCTGACATTGCCTCTGCTGCCACTGTAGACATTGGTGCTCAGAACACCAACTTTCTGCAAATCACCGGCACCACGACAATCACCAGCTTTGGGGCCAACTACAACGGCCCGCGTTTTCTTCGCTTCGCTGGGATTCTTACTCTTACGCACAACGCGAGCACGTTGATTCTCCCAACTGGTGCAAACATAACGACTGCTGCTGGCGATGCGCTGATTGCAGTTCCATCTGGCTCCACGCCTAACGGATGGAAGGTGCTTGTTTATCAAAAAGCCGATGGCAAAGCACTTGTGATCCCGACCGCCTCAACGACAGAGGCAGGCATTGTAGAGTTGGCGACCGACGCCGAGGCGCAGGCTGGCACAGATACGGCGCGAGCCATCACCCCGGCCAACGTCAAGGCTGCGCAGATTCAACTCGGCACAGCGGTTGCCAGCACCAGCGGGACGGCCATCGACTTCACCGGCATCCCGTCCTGGGCCAAACGCATCACTGTGATGTTCAACGGCGTTAGCACGAACGGCACAAGCGACGTTATTGTCCAAATTGGCGACGCTGGGGGCGTTGAAACCACGGGCTATCTCAGTTATGCGGCACGGCTCGCCAACGCCACCGCAGTCTCTGCGGCCGGTTCGGTTGTTGGCTTCAACATCTTTGTTCAGCTTGCCGCAGCGGTTCGGCATGGTGTCATGACCATCAGCAAACTGGACGGGAATACGTGGGTTTCTCAGCACAATATCGGTGATACGGGTGACAACTCGGTACAGATGGGGGCTGGAAGCAAAACGCTATCGGCCACGCTCGATCGCGTTCGCATTACGACGGCAGGCGGAGTCAACACCTTCGACGCAGGAACAGTCAATATTTCCTGGGAGTGATCTATGAAAAAACTTCTCATTTCTATCGCTTGCGCGCTGCTGTCAACCGCTGCGCTGGCCCACGATCTCACGGCCTTTGGCGGTGCGTGCGATGGCGTGACGGACAACACCCCGGCGCTCAATGCGGCCAACGCTGCGGCACTCGCGTCTGCTACGGACAAGACCGTCAACATCCCGGCTGGCAACTGCCTGTTCGCAAGCCAACCGAACCTCATCACAAACGGCGTTTCGCTGATTGGTCAAGGCAAGGGCACCACTGTGCTGATCCGTGGCTACTCAGGGAACTTCCTACGCCTGCTCGGCAACGGCGTGCGCATTGAGAACCTGTCGCTACACGCCGGCGCGGGCACGTCGGGCGGCATCGGCATCGAGATGGTGGCGAGCAACACGCTGGGTGCAGGCGGGAACCATGTGCTGCGCCACATCTGGATCACCAGCGGCTCGGGCGCGACCTGGGCGATTCCGCTGGGCGCGTGGGGCGATGGCCGCACGATTGCCCCCATCGGTATCCGCACGATCTACATGCAGGACGTGACGGTGTTCAACGCCACCTTCCAAGCCATGACGTGGTGGCACTGCCACGGGTGCGAATGGTACGGCGGCGGCGCATATCAGGGCTCTGGCACCACGCAGCAGATTGTTGTCGGCCCCGGCACCAACAACCGCATCGACGCCAACTATGACAAAGCGGCGGCGATCATCTACACGGGCACCATGCGGAACTAAAAATGATTGACAACATCCCTCCCGAAGTCGCCCACAAACTTAGCGGCCCCGCCGGTGGTCTTGTGGCGATGATGTTCCTTCGTGACACATGGCCGAAGCGGTTTGCGATGGCTGCGGCTGCGTGCCCTCTTAGCTGGTACGGTGCGCCCGTTCTCGTTCAATGGATGCCAATCAACGAGGGGCTGGCCGGATTTCTTCTCGGGCTGTTCGGCATGTCGATTGTGTCAAAGATTTTCGACGCTTGGCAGGGGGTTAGTCTTGGCCCGACAATTCAGGCTTGGCTAGATTGGATGAAGCCAAAAGGCAAATGATGGACGTTTACATTGCGGTGTTCATGCTGGGCGTCGTGGTGACGCTGTGTGTTGTAGGAACGTTCGCTATCTCCTACAAAGACAATCTATTCCAGTGTGTAGGCATGGCTGGAATTGCGATCTGGTCGATTGCTGCGATTGATCGGATATGGTCTAGGGGGTGGATATACCCTGAATCCATGTGGCTCTACTCCGGTCTTTTCCTGTTCGCCTTGGGTACGTTCATCAAGGTGATTAAACACCGTGAAAAGCCTGCTGAGGGGTTGCAATGAAAACCTCACCCGAAGGCATCGCACTCATGCATCACTTTGAGGCATGCAAGCTAACGGCCTACCCTGATCCTGCAACGAACGGCCCACCATGGACTATTGGATGGGGCCATACAGGGCCAGAAGTCGTGCCGGGCCTACAGTGGACGCAAGAGCAGGCTGACAAGGCATTTGCAGACCGGCTAGCCAATGAGTTTGAACCCGGCGTTCTGGCATTGTGCGTGCGTGAGCCCAGCCAGCTTCAGTTCGACGCGCTGGTGTGCTTCGCCTACAACGTGGGGCTGCGTAACCTCAAAACCTCGACGCTGATCCGAAAGTTCAACGCGGGCGACATTTTGGGGGCGGCTGACGAATTCCCACGCTGGAACAAGGCGGCAGGCAAGGTAATGCGCGGCCTCAGTCGTCGCCGGAATGCAGAGCGGGCGCTTTTCCTCGGGTCTCCTGCCAAAGAGGCGATTGATTATGGGTTGAGGGCGGCATGATGGAAGGCGTAGGCATCGCATGAAAACCTACCTAGTCGGCGGCCTGATTCTCGCGCTTGGCATCGCTGCTGGCGTGCAGACCATGCGCCTATCGGGGGAAAAGGCCGACCACGCCGATACAAAGGCCCAGCACGCTCTAGCCCTTCAGGTCATGGCAGAAGCCGCCAGAAAGGCCGAATCCGACGCCCGAGAGGAAGAGCAACGCCGCGCTGCTGAAGCGCAGAAAGCCGCCAATGAAGCCGAACAAGCCCTTGTATCTGCCCGCAAAGATGCTGCTTCCGCTGCTGCTGCTGGCGAGCGGCTGCGCGTCCAACTCGCCACCCTTACCGCCAGTCTCGGTAAAGGCTCCGGCAATCCCTCCACTCCCGCAACAAGCCCGAGTGTCAAAGATTCAACCGCCCTCGATCTGCTTGCAAACATGCTCGCAAGGCATACAGCAGAGCTTGTCGAAGTCGGGGAGTATGCTGACGGACTCCGGATTGCTGGGCAAACCTGCGAGCGGGCTTGGGAATCCCTGACCGTGATACACTAGAGCCTCATTGCTCCTCCAATGTTGCATTGGACTTACCCCGCCAGCCTTATGGTTGTGCGGGGGTTTTCTTTTTCGCCTTCTCAATCTGCGCCCGTAGCCATGCAGAGCCGCCCAAGCGCCTGAATTGAATCCGCTGCTCTTGCGTCAAGCGGATAGTTGTCATCGTGAGCGGTACGCCGGTAGGGTCAATTGGTGGGCGTCCTCCTTTGTTCACGCGCTCTGCCCTTTCAGGATTTCCTGTTCTAGTCGGCTGACCATCTTGGCTAGATCGTCGTGCAAGTAGTCAGGCAACGGCGTTTTGCTGCTGAAGCTCCAAGACTCAAGGGCGCTTAGTAGGCGCATCAGCGCGAGAAGTTCGGCGGTGGTCAAGGCTTCTCTCCCCGCTGTGCGGCAATGGCGGTGGTTAGCATTGCACCGCGCTTTGCTTCTTCGATAGCCTCTTGCCAAGTGGCGTTCTCCGATGCTCGCCACCATCCGTCATAAAGCATCGAACCGTTTGGGTGTGTCACGCGGATGTACCAATTCACGGACAGCGAATCCTTTGACACATTGATGTCGTGCCGCTTGAACCTGACATTGTGTTCTTCAGGCTCTGGCGGTTCTTGGCGCTCGCATTCGCACTCGCAGCATTGGCAGCGGCTCATTCTCTCGTCTCCGGTGAAGTGGTGCGGGCGCGGATGGCGGCGGAGATGCTGTCCAAACATTCAGCGGTCTGCCTAGAAGTCATGTAGCCATAACCACGGACAGCCCCATAAACCGCGCTGGATGTAACAAACTTCGCACACGCCCCCCTCTCCGCCATCACAGCGGCCTCGACCTCTTGGGGCTGTGGGGCGAGGAATAGTGGCTCCACCCACGATGCGTACTTGTCGCCGTTGCGCTTGATCCAATCCTCGCGGTACGTTTCGTTGCCCTCGTAGTTGCGCAAGTCATAACCGCCTTCGCCGTCGAAGGTGCGCCATGCTTCGATCTGCCCCTCATGCAACTTGAGCCAGTGGGCGATGGCTTGGCGGGCGTAGTCGAGCATGTCGTAAGGCTCATATCCCCACGAAACATCGTCGCCCAAGTAGCTTTTCTCAGGCAGCGGCGGGAGGTCGGTGTCGGGGATGTTCATGCTTTCCCCTGTTGCGCCAACAACGTGTCGTGGCTTGGCCCCAGCAATGCTTCGGGGTCACCACCAAACCGTCGGATGACTTGACGCCACGTATCGTCCAGCGTGCGTCGATGCACGTTGACCAGCGGGCGGTTCGACACTTCTGCGAGCCAGCGATCAACTGCGAAGCTGACCACGACACCTGGGTCAATCCGCTGCGTGTCGATGCCGGTTTTGCGATCTGCGACGTCTTGCAGCTTGTATCCGCAATTGCGGCAAATGCTGCTGCGGCTGTTATTAACGCTTCCGCAATCGCGACAATTCACAAACTGAGATGGCTTGCCGTTCATGATTTCTTCTCCAGTCGTTGGGTGAGGGCGGCGATGGTTGCGTCATGCGCTTCAGCCAGCCGCTTCAGTTCATCAAGTTGCGCCTTGCGCGTTTTCACTCCATGCCGCCAGTCGTTCAGGTAATCGTTCCACACGGAATCTCGGCTTTCCGTCAAAGCCTCCAGCGCCTGCCTCAACAGCGCCTCGTCTGCTGTGATGTGGTCGGCGTAGGCGCGGCGGTTCCACATGTCCGGCTCTGCACACGCGGCGCATGCTCCGCACTCAACGTAAGGCCACGGTGTTCCGTCGCCCTTTTCACCCATAGATTGAGAAACATCGTCGCTGCCACAAAACGGGCAGTCCAGAAGTTCGCGCTCGGTACTCATGGCTGCTCTCCGGTGGTGGCTTGGCGCGGTTTCCCGCTTACGGTGTATTCACGACCGGCACGCCGACCAATGTCGATCAACTCGCGCCCCAGCGCCCGAAGTTGCTTCGGGGTCATGCGGTCCAAGTCACCAAGATCGGGCGATAGGATGGCCCAAGGACGCACAAATTCCCCTTTGGATCGCTCCAAAACTGCGATGCGGCCCTCGCCATCAGCAACCGATATTTCTTCTCTGATGTAGCTCATACCCCACCCCCGTTTGCCGACTTCAGGGCGGCGCTGTCGTCAACGCCGGGGCGCATGTCGGTCAGCCCAAACATGGCGCGATGCCAGTTGGCGCACGCTGCTGCGGTGGTGATGATGTGGTGCTCGGCCTTCGCTGTGTCGCCCGCTGCGTGCGAGTGCAGCGCCTTTCCCGCGAGGTATCCGATCAGCCAGAACCAGTCGGCTGGCGTCTTGCCTGCGTCGTGCTCGCTGCCCCACCGCTGGCGCTGGTGTTCAGCCTCTATGCTCACGGCGCGCAGGAAGTCGTCAGCCTGAGGCGTGTTGATGATGGCGTTCAGCCGGTCGATTTCGGCTTGCAGTTCCCGCCACTCCCGCGCCTGTGGTGCGGTGGAGAGGGCTGCGCGGGCTTGCGCGGCGATCTGCTCGCCCCACAGTCGATCCCATTCCGGGTCAACTAGCAGGCCCATGATCGCGTCCTTGATAACGACGCGCTCGTCGTCTCCGGGTGTGTGGACGCCGGAGTCGCCTTCCATCACGTAGTTTTCGATGTAGTCGTCAATGGCCGCTTCCAGAGGATCGAGTTGAAACGCCCCGCGCTCGTCCACCGGCTGGGGTGCTGCGGTTGCAATCACAGACGCGATGTTGTCGCGGTAGATCGCAATATCGCTTTTCAACTGCGCGTTTTCCAGCATCAAGTCGCGCAGCCAATGCGTAAACAGCGCCTCAACCGCCTGTATGCTGCCGAACTCCACATAGCCCGCCGCGTTGTTTCGCCCGCCTACATGAAGGATGCGTTGGGCAATGTGCATTCCTGCGGTCGGACTCGGCTCCACCGGCTGGGGTGCGGGTTGCTGGGCGGGCAATTCGTGTGCTGGCTCAACGTTTGCCAGCAGTCGCATGAACCTCGCCGCGCCTTGGTTTGCGGTGTAGCGATCTCCGCCAGCATCCACAAAAGCCATTGCCACATTGCAGTGCCACGACCATGCATATTCTGGATCGGATCGCATGGCGGCGATCACAGCTTCCATAGCGGCTGGGAGCGGCTCGGCCTGCGGCTCGGGTTGCTGGGTGGGGTGGGCCGCTTTCATTTCCTGCACGCTGGTGATCAGGTCGGCGTAGAACTGCTCGTCATCGGCCTTCTCGGACATGGCGGCGTCGATGACTTGCGCAAGCGCCGTCCACTGTTCGAGGGTCAAGGCTGCGAACCAGTGCGCTTCCAGCGCCTCCCGCGCTTCGCGCAGGGCTTGGTCTTTCGTGGTCATGTCAACTCCTCAAATTCCGCCAATCCAATACCCTACGGCAAAGGCGGCTATGGTTAGAACAATGGATACCGTAAGGCATCCGGAAAACATCAGTTCAGGTTCTTCAGGCTCAACAGGCTCAGGGCCAGCAAACTCAAGCTGTGTCGGCTTGTACTGCTCAAGGCCGCGAACCGGGCAGTTCTCGCCATTGGTGCATTTGTAGGTGCAGCAGTCCATATCACCCCCAAGCCGCCAGAATAACCAAAAGCGCCACCAGAGCAGCAGCACAGAACCACATCACGATCTTGTCAGCATTCATTGCACGCGCTCCACATGGTTAGCCGGGTGGAGTTTCCACTTCTGCCCAAGTTGCAGGACTGCCCGAGTCCATGCGCGTTGATTGTGCTGGTTTACCCGTTGGGGTACGTAATCTACGTTGAAAAGCTCGCGGGACTTGTCGCGGATGGGTTTGGTGTTCACAGCATCCCCTCAAGCACGCAATCAGCCAGCGCAGCCAATACCGATTCTTTCAAAACGTCCGTGACTTCGTAGTCTCCGATGTGAGCCTCCAGCACGATGACTTCTGCCGGATGGCCGGGGCCGCATGTCGGGCTGTCAACGTTGTAGTTTGGCCTTTCTGCTGGCGTGAACTCGTACACCACGCGAAACTCAATCCCGGCATGGCTGACGGTCATTTCGGGGTCGCGGCGCTTGGCGATCTTGTGTACTTCGCTCTGCTGCGGCGCGAAGGGTGCGAGGGCTTGCGCCATCAGGGGGTGCATCGTGTCCATCATTGCTCCGTTGTTTGTTGCGGTAGGCGAATCATACCACGATATTACCGCAATACACAATACTAGGGAAAACACCTAGCGCGTCAGGGCTTTCATGCGCTCGCGGATTTCAGCGCAGCACGCGCCAGCTTCAGGCTGTATAGCCGGATGTTGTCTCCAGCATCATGGCGGGCGATCAGCTTTCGCGCCCATGCCTTATGGTCGTAGCCACCCACTGGCCGCTGCATAGGCTTCATCTTCTCGAACTCACGCGCAACAATGGCCGGGTCAACTGTAGGCTCTGGCAACTGCGGGCGCTCAGGCTTAGGCGCTCGGTAGCACATGGCGCGAAACTCAAGCACGGTTGGCGGTTTGCCTGCTGGCATGTTTTTCAGCGCCCAGGCGATGGCCTCGGGCCAGTTCTCAAAGCCGGATAGCTCATGTGACCAGTCTGTCTTTACGTCGGCCAGCTCGATACCCTCCCAGCGGCCAATGAAGTCTCGGCCATAGATCAGGGACAGCTTGGTGAAAATCTTGTCAACCCAGGCGGTGGGTAGGCTCATGGTTTACCTCTCGTGCTTGAACGTCAATGGAGTTGAAAAAGTCTGCGGCTTGCTGCGGTTCTTGGCGGGCGATGGTTGGCGCGGCCTCTTGCATCCGTAGGCGCATGGAACGCTGGTAAGCCGTCTCGGAAGCCTTTGCAGGGGCTTGACGCTGCCCCCTAACCCAATTCCTCCAAGTCGCCTCCCAATCGAGTTTGCGGGCGTCTTTCCCGGCCTTGGCGACCCAATAATCTCGGAAATGGTATGCAACGGTTGTTGCGTCCAGATCGGGCCTCTCTTGCTGTGCCCATGCTTGCCAATCTTCTGGCAAAACCCAATCAGGCGGAAGGCGAGAGCCGTTAGGCGAACGATCTACTTCCTTTCCTTCCTTTCCTTTCCCTTCCCTTCCTTCCTTCCTTCCTTCCGCTTTCACGCGTGCCGACGCGTCATGCACGCGTGCGGGTATGGTCGATTCAGCCTCTCGGTTGTTGATAACCTGATGACTTTTGAAGGTGGGGATTTCCGCATAGGTCTTGCCATCATGCTCGTAAAGCACGATCAGGCCAGCGTCTATAAGCTCCGTTGCCACGGTGTCAACGTCGCAGTCGTCACCGGGTAGATATCGCATCTTGAGCGTGCCGGAACGCCATGACAAACGGCCTTCCCGATCAGCCTCACACCATAATGACACGTAAAAGAGGCGTGCGAGTGGCGTCAGCCCGACGATATCTTCTGATGTGAAGAACTCGGGTTTGATGGTTCTGATTCGGGCCATTCAACCCTCCACATAGTCAGCAACCAAAACGATCAGATAACGCTTGTCGGGGGATTCTGCGCTCAGGCGTTGTGCCTCTCGCTTTGCGGTTTCTAGCGTCGGATGCGTGACGGTGAACCGCATGGAGCGTGAACGGTGCTTCTGCTGCATCACGGCGTATTGGCCTGTGATGTTTTCAAGCGGCTGGCGCTCGATCAATTCCGGCTTTGCAGTGGCCGGTTTTTTCTTCAGGGTCAGTGTGACCATGTAACACCCATAAAAAAGGGTTATACGTGAGTCCTCATCCTTGCGGAAGTTGGCAGACCGGGACAGTACCGGCAGGACTCATGCATAACCCTACTGTCGAAACGCTGCCAAGCGTCATACGTGAATTTTACCCTATCAAGGCCCCGGCGTAAACCGCACCTTGACCATCCCGCCGATCTGGTCTTTGACGTAGGGGTGAATACGAAACCGGGCATCATTGGTCTTCAGCGCATCAGCGATGCCATCCCTCCCGCTTTTGAACGCGGCTATGATGTTGTCGTCGTCGCGCTGGCGTCGGTCGGGAGGGTAAAAGTCCAGCCACATGTGTATCTCGCCGTCCCATGGAATGGTCCAGATTCCAGCTTCACGCATGGCTAAAAAGCACGCCATACGGTATTGCTTTGCCGATCTGCTGCGAACGGACCAATGCACACGGGCATTAGGGCTAAGAGCCTTTGGAGGCCATGGCAAGACTACTTCATTCATCGTTTCCACTTCCCAAGGTTGCGCGACCCAGGCAGCGCATAGACTCCCCTGGCAATACGCTTGATTTCCTTGCGCTCGCATAGCTGTTTAAGCACGTTGTCTGCTGCCCAGCATTCGCCGCCGAACGCCGCATCAAGCTCTTTTTTGCGCTTCGGGCCAGTGGCTAGAAGGTCTTTGACTATGACGAAGGGCGTCATGCCGTTTCCTTCACAGGCACAGGCAACCACTCTAGCGTTTCATCGGTGGCATCGTCGCCGGGGTCTCGGATGGGGCGCAAAAAATCATCGGGCACTGGAGCATAAAAAGTGTCGCGCCATTTTCCGTTTGACATTAGGACGGCAATCGGATTTTGAAATTTACACATCCACCAGACGCCAAATTTTTTATTTAGCGGCAAGTGCGAAAACCCATTTGGACACTTGTAGTCAATGCCGGGTGGAATCGTATTAAGAGTAGTGACAACCCTGCCAAGAACGTGCTGATAATGCGTGGCCTTCACTACAACCGCTAGATCATTGGGTTTGCAATTCATACGGCCATCCATGCCACTTTAGGCGAAAGGTTAGAAGAACGGGCAGGCAGATACCCAGCCTTGCGAATGATGCCCTCTTTAGCGCAGCGTCTGGCTACTGCGCCCCATGCGCGGGCATTTTCGGGCGCGTCAATGAAACCCCAATGCTCGCCCCAGTCTCGGACTTCTTCAATCAAGAATTTCCTGTCGGGGTCGTCCCAATTTGCATGGCACCATCGCGCTACGCAAAGCATCGCTCGCTCCGTCCATCCATCAGAATCTCGGTTCGCCTTCTGCTCAGAAAGCGCCATTCCGATATCTCGCAGGGCTTCGGCTTCGGGTTGGGTAATCATTGCATTCTCCTTATGTCTGGAATCGTCACATCCAAAGGCCACAGACCACGCTTCACCAGCTCGCGCACGGTGTTGCGGTGAGCCGATGACCACATTTCAAGGCGTTCGGCCTTGTTCATCACGTTGCCTTGATCGAGCGCGGTATGGCATTTGTGGCACAGGCTGGCACATCGGTTATCGTCGGCCTTGATACCCTTCCCGCGCCCAAAACCCCAGCCGTGAGCGCCGCAGACCGTACCGTCAGCAATGCCGCAGTGCTGGCAAGGAATCTCGCGGTAGGCTTCCATCAGCTTCTTTGATCTGACGTATTGGTGCTTTGGGAATTTCATGCTGTCTCAACCATTTTTAATTTCCCGGCCTTAAACCATCTAGAAGCCGTTGACTTTGACACGCCAAAGTGCTTTGCTGCATCACTCAAAATCATCTGTTTTCCGCCAACGGAAACGACCACGTTTGTTTTCCTGTTGTGCGCCTGCTCTTTGGCCGTGGCCCATCGGACATTTCCAGGAAAGTAGCCTTTCCCACCATCAATCCGGTCGATTGAATGTTTAGGCGTTGGAGGCTCGCCCATATAGGCGGCAAAATTTTCAAAGACTAGCCAGTCATCAAAAAGTCCTATGCCAGCGCCTCCATAGCGACAGTAAGCCTCACTGCCGGGCTTGGTTGTTCTTTCCACGACGCCTTTCCACGTTCTCCAAATCTTTGTGCCGGTTTGCTTATGCCGTGCATTAAGGGTCGCCATTCTGATCGCAGAAGATACTTTGCGCTTACAGCCGCAATTAGTTGAGTTGCCTTTTAGTAGGTTCGCCCGTAACACGACAGATTTTGAGCCGCAGTCACACAAGCAAACAAATTTCATGTCGCCATGTTTGCTGCGCCCTGCTTCACTCAAAACAGTAAGCATCCCGAATCGTAGGTTAATCATGCTGGCTCCTGTGCGCTGAATTTGACGCCATGCTCTGCCCCGAATGCCTCCATGAGCGTTTGCATATCGGACATTTCAGCCTTCGTCATTTTGCTAGTTGACATGCCAAGCGCCACAAACCCGGTGCCGTCAAGGTTCGGCACCACATCAAGACGCTTGAGGCTTGCGCTAAACACATGCTTCCAGTCTTGCGGCGTGAGTTTCTTCCCGTGCCACTCGACCTGCTCTGAAATCTCCGTCAGCATGGCCCACATCCGCGCATTCTGCTCAAGGCTGCGGGTTTCGGGGCGGACGGTGACAACCATACGATTGCCAGCCGATAACATGGCCTTCAGACGGGGCCATATGATAGTCTGCATTGCCTTGTGAGCCTGTATCGGCTCGTAGCACCGGACAGAGATTGAATCGCTCATGCCTTGTCAGCCCGAGCGTTTGCGTCGAAATCCGTGTAGCCTTTGGGGTAACGCCTTGCCAACTTGCGAACGTTCGCCTCCATCGCATCGTCCAGAGTAAAGCCAATCTCGGTTAGCAGCGCCTGGAGGTAGAAAAGCGCGTCACCGGCTTCCTCTAGGATGTTCTCGCGGTCAAGCTCTCGACCGTATATCCACGAAGCCTTTATGGGCGATGCAAGCTCGCCAGC